ATTATTTAAAATATTATTAAAATAATAATTATGGATAGTAAATTTAAATCATGGAACAAGTATAAATATTTAACAATAGATGAAAATGGTAAAAGTAGTGTATACACATCACTGCGAGAAATATCAAAGAACATAGATGTAGACTACACTACTATATCAAAGAAACTTAAGGATAGTTTAGAAAACTGCGTGTGCACATCAAAGACCACTAAAAAATGCTATCTAATCAAAAAAATAACCTAACCAAATGGACAACAGTCCTTTTTCTTTACGTTAGAATCATCTAGCTCTATCTCAATGGTGCCAGCGGCACTTTTTTTAATACCTCTACACGTAGTCGTGGTCAGTGCTAAATGGAAAATACTCGTCAAGAATGTCTCCATAATATTATCAAGCGATGTGGGATTTAACGCATTGGTCTCAACAAAAAACAAACCATTTCTTGTCGCAAACGACATACCCTCGCTGGTATCAACCCTACGCCTATCTTCAAGATCCTCTTTTGTTCCAATCAGTAGAATTGGATGTTTGTGATCCTTGCAAACATTATGTTTCCTGATCTCAGACAACCAATAATCTAAATTATTAAACGAACGGCGATTAGTAACGTCATATACTAATAACACACCGCATATGTCTTTATAGTAGTTTGATATGATAGACCTGTACTTCTCTTGGCCAGCAGTATCCCAACAAATAAGCTTAATACGTTTTCCATTAGGCAATCGTATAATGCGCGTAGCAAAATCTATACCTAATGTGGGGCTGTTTATAATTATATTTCTTTCTAATTTGATATACGAATTGGCAATAGTAGTCTTTCCTGTGCATGTGTCACCAATGAGAATAAATTTAAAGGTGTAATCATAATCATTATGGCTCATAATATACCGTCTGAAAAAAATTAATCTGATATCCCACATTTCTCGCAATAGTGAGGTGTATGACTATCAACATACTCTCCATAGTCTCTAACCCACTTATGCTCACATCTGCTAGAAATTAAATTGTTTACTATCTCCAATAGTGACTTATTCTTATGAACATCACACGACAGCGGGTGTGTTTTCTCAATAATATACTCTCTAATTTCGTTCAGCTTCTGGAGATCATTTGCGTATTTATTTATAGTCAACATCGCTGTATTCCTATCACTGAGATCAATCACTTCTTTATGTTCGTCTATCAGCATAATAGCCATGATGCTGTAGTTATATAGATCTATAATTGTATCGGCCTGGCTTTCACTCTTAATGTTTACGTTATTACTGTCAGAAAGAGAGAAAATTCTTTGAAACTTGTCTCCCATTCGCATCAAGACCCCGGGTATTCCATACAATGCAAACGCATCACCGTAATCAGCATTTTTGCGCTTAAACAATTCTAGTGCTGATTCCTTAAAGTCTATTATATCCTGCAGACTAATCTCACCATTCTTAATTATAAACAGTAAAGCTGTATACAACTGGACATCCTGCAATATGACACGTAGCGAATTAGGACTAGTTATCTTGACTTCATCGCGATTAATCAATATATTCTGCTTAATACTCTCATGAATAGATTTGAGTGTGTTGATGCTAACGAGAGCCATATCTAACCCTTTGATACGATTCGCAAAGTTGATCTCATTTTGTATATGTTGAAAGAAGTATGGTCTAGACATTAATATTAACAATAAATAAAATTTTATATGGATTTATTTATTGTTACTTTAAGTTTTATAATATTGCTTGCGCCAAATAGCCCTGGAGCCGAAGCTTCCGACACTACCTATTTGGGAGTGCGGTTTGTAATAGTAATTATGGTTATGAGTAAAAGGTCTAGTGAATTGCAAGAAACCTTTCGGCTGAACGCCGCCGCCTCCACCACACTTACCACAACTTCTTTGAGAGAGAACAAAAAAGGTCATTATATAATAAAGACATATAATTATCTTGCGCCACCACAGGATCCACAAGGTCTGCTAGGTCCAACAAATGGAGCGATCATACTTTGGTTAAATAGCTGCCTTCTTAAAGGCTGAACTTGAGCGCCTCTTGCAGATTGATTATTTGTAGTAGATCGTGAAGTGTAGAAGTTATAGCTTCTTCCCGAATTAAAACACATCCTCATAGTCATTATATACTATACAGACAGATTATTAGTTTACCTTTCCGATAAAGCTGAATTATAGAAACTGCTAAATTCATACTCATAGTCGCGTCTCCTTGGGACTATACTAATCGTCTCTCCTGTTACTGTTTTCAGATCACTGCTGCGTATGTCTATTGCGTACATATTCTGTAGCTTCGTAGGATCGCTAACACGTTCTGAAGAAAAGTATCCATAATGAATGTTTTTGTCAAAATTCTCGCTAGTTATGTCAACTGTAAGGCTTTCATCATACACCAATATCCATGATACATATATAGACGTATTTTCTAGTGTCACATTGATCACATCATTTATATAAACAAGTGATATTCGGTTAGAGGCAGAATGCCATGCTGTTCCAATGGTCTGTTCCGTTTGAGGCTGTCTTGACGATGGCTGTGCAGGAACAGTTACCGATCTAACTCGTAAAACGTTTAAAGAATGGTTTCCTATCTTAAGGGTTTGGAATAGCGGATTAGTAATAGTAACAACAAGAGAGGCATTTTTGTCTATGTCCAAGGCAGCTTCAGCTCGCCTCCTGAGGGCGACACGATTGGACGTAGTGACGCCGCCAACATTCGCACCCGATATGTATCTATTCCTTAAACTAGTAGAGGCAGTCATATTGACCTGAGGCAATCTTCTGACACCACCACCAATAACTCTATTTGGTAAACTCATCTTATATATAAATGATATAATTTATATATAAATATTACTTCTGGCAGCCATTAAATACTGCAGGTGCAGGTGGATCAGAGCAAGGATTAGGTTTATTTTCGCTATTGAGTGATAGTTTCTCGGTAAAGTAACTACCATTAGCAAGGTATACGTTAGTTTGAGCACCAGTTTGGGCTAAACAATTGCGCTGTCTATAAGGTATATTCTCTCCAGACGTAATCGTAACAGGAACCGTCTTAGTATAGCTGGCGCAAGGAATTCGCTTTGTTCCTGTGAAGTTAAGGGTCCTGTTGCTACAACCACCGCGTTTTGCTGCATAAGGTAATCCGTTGCCACTAATATCTGAAGTTTTATGCAAGGCGGCTTCAGTCCTTACTTGCTCAATATACAGACCTTGACTAGAATTGAGAGGATAGTTGTCACCTGGTTTCACAACCCATCCCTTATTGCTGCTCATATTAGAAGTAAACCATCTATACTTTTTGTCAAGCATTCCCTTAGTAGAAAGAACACTTGGTTTGATATAGTTGTTGTTGTTGGTGCAACAGCTTCCCGAGCTATGAATTTCTCTCTTATATGTTCCGCAACAAGTTCCATGGCCCATGGGCTCTGGACCCCTAAATGGTGTTCTGGTTACAGATTTACCCAAATTAGTAGGTCCAACAGCACCTACATTTCTGTAACCACCGTTCAACGAAAAGCCTCCAGACGCCTTGACAAATGATGGTGTTAGTTTACCATATGGACCTTGGACCATCCATGTCTGCTCAGGACTTCTTCCTGATAGATTCAACTTAGCTACTGATTTTTTTTTTAACGTATGAAGAGACATATTGTATATATATAATAAACATTAATATTTAAAATTCAGCTCAACATGTTTGACAGCATAATTATCCCATTTATCGGTATGACGATATTGTCTGATAATAAAAAACTTGGCTTGCGATAAATCAATGCCAAAATCTGCCGCTTTGATAGTAGTTTCTGTAAACACATTTGAAGGATATTCATTAACTGGTATATTTGACCATGCGTTAATAGTTGGGTCTGCAATGGCAGCGGCAAGCTCAGCCGGTGTCGGATCTCTCTTTGTTCTCCATAATATAAACTCTTGCCCCATAGCCTGATCATTATGATCAAAAAACTGAACGTATAAGTTTTCTGGTTTTCTATAATCACCAAATGGCCCATCAGTTGGTAGTCCAGTCTGATTTGGGTCGCCACTATTGAAAGCAAACATGTCGGGACGATCACCACCATTATTATTATTTCCAGCAATCCATGTTATTTTCATATCAACAAGTTGATCCCAATTTTTGAGGAGTTCAGCATCGCTAGCGGGCTGTAACTGTCCGCCAGGATACATTTCTTGAGGATTTATCACCATCTCGCCGACACTCTTAGATCGTAGATAACGTCCCTGCAAACTCCAAGAGTTCTGACTGACAATGGCAGCATTAGGTGTTATATGTAAAGTGCTAGGACATGTATCACCAGTATCGGTGAACGCGGCATAATATGGCGTAGGATTTGGTTCCGCGTTAGAGTTGAATCCAACAATCCCCTCTGAATAGGCTAGTCCATAGGGATTGAAATAAGGACCAGTCAGTGTTACACCTGTTATGCCATTAACACCGCCGCTATTTGGATTCCTTTGTCCTGATCCCGATGGTACTATTAAAATGTGATGGTGTAGCGATTCATCAGCAAATATGCGATTATCTCCTCCAGGAACAAAATTTGTAACAACATTAATTGGCGGATTACAATCACAAAGAGTTTCGTTATTACCAGTTGTTAAATACTTATTCATCTGACTGCCTGTGCGAGAAATTAGGGGTTTTTTAATTCTTTGCAAATAAACATGAGATGACAAGCTTTGTCTTGGTAGCTCAACCGTTGTAACTTCAGAGACTTGCTTACTTTCAATATATTGAGATTGAGAGAAATTATCAGGAATATTATCATCAGGTTTTACAATATTGCCTTTGCCTTCTAGCCATTTATTCTTTTTGGCTAGCATACCTTTCGTAGACAGGACGCTAGGCTTGATATAGTCGCTATTGTTGGTGCAGCAACTCTTGGAAGTCTTTCCAAGATTAGTTTCACCAACATAGCCAATGTTGCGTGTGCCGCCATTGATAGAAAATCCACTCGCTAATGATGAAACCTCATTGTTGCTATCTCCAAATGGACCTTGGTTCACCCATTTCTTAACAGGTGTTACAATTTGAGAGATTTTGTATTTACTAACTGCTTTACGCTTCGTAGCATTTATAGACATATAATATATATAATCATGTTATTTAAATATTATATTAAAATCAAAAATCTATCTTTCAAGTTCTTATTAAGGGCACGTTTTAAAAACCAATAGAGAGAAGTTTGCAAGATAGGAAGCAACATCTCGTCTATATCTGATTTATCATGAATATTCACCTTGAATAAACAGTAAACGCCCACACAAGCTACACTATAGTATCCAGATTTATAAGAAACTCTGTAGGGCAATGATCGTATAGAGTGGAATTCAGGGGATTTGAAATTATCCTTTTTATAAGGTGTATCAACAACTAGTATACCATTATTTTCTCTCTTAAATGCATCCATGTTAGCGATTACATAGATGTCGTTACTAATAACAATAATATCTTCAGGAGAAACAAACAGCAAACCAAACTGGTTTTGTTCAAAAAATTTGATCTGTTTGATGATCTGCCTCATGATCCCATCTACCGCTTCATAAGAGAGACCATGTTTATGATGTGCCAACTGTTGAGACAAAGTCATCACAGACTTGCTCTGAAAAACAATTGAGGACGGATTTCTCTTTGAGATATTTGGTATGACATTAGTAAGATAAGATAAGAACAATGAATTAGATGACTCTAAAGTATAGATGTTATCTTCATTTTTTATTACTTTACTACCCTTAGATGAATAAATATTAGTCATTATGCATTAATCGCACATTATTTTTATATTTATGAAATAATAAATATAAAATATTGGAGTTATAGATCATGTACTTTCTCAACGTCATCAGAATAAATAACTCTTTTGAGATGTGGACAACAAGTAAATAATATGTTATCAATATATTCTCGCATAGTTTCGTAAGAATTAAAGGTGTGTAACTCGCCATCATAATATAGTTTGAATAGTCCTGTTTCGCATAGAACATCTATTTTTGATATAATACAGCACGTTGTCCCTGATATAAGCAGAGCAGTGCAGAGTTTATCCAGATTCAACCAATTTACCTTTCGTCTCCTTCCAGTCGTGACACCATACTCTTTACCTACGTCACCAATCTTTGCTAGCTCAGGATCGTCTAATAGAGAGTCAGGAAAGTCTGGGTCAATACCGGACCGTGTATCGTATATCTTTGCCGCACCATATACATTATCAATACACTGCATTGGAAACCCTAGACTGCATGCACCATAAGGAAGTGTATTACTTGATGTAACAAATGGATAGTTTCCATAATTTATATCCAACCAGAAACCTTGTGCACCTTCGCAAAGAATCTTTCCATATAATTTCTCATCCCATATATAGTTTTTAAAGAAGCTAATATTTTGTGCATCTTCAACCCTGCTGCCTAGGCGAGCATATTTATCTCTATAACAAGGTGCAATGCCTTTTGCAGTGCTGCCTTGAGCTCCGACATACTTTTTTTTGTCTTCAATAATATGGTCTTCGCTAACGACGTGGCATTTTGGCGATATTTTTATTAGCGATGTATCAAAGCCATTCTCATTAAGGTATTTGATTTCCTCAATGAATGCCTTCTTTTCAATGACACAATCAGGTCCTATAATGGATGGCACATTATAAAATATTCCACTAGGAATTAGATGTGTTTTATATTTATGACCATTCTTGTAAATTGTATGCCCGGCGTTATGGCCACCTGCCCATCTACAGACGAAGTCATAACCGCCACAAGATGCTAGATGCGAGACAATTTTACCCTTTGCTTCATCTCCCCACGCAAGTCCACAACATACGTCTACTTTTAGACACTGATCTTTTTTTAGAAAGTCCATATAGTATTTAATCAAATAGGTTTTAATTTATTTTAAATACAAAATTGATTAAGCAAAGTTCACAAAATAAAATAAACAAATAAATAAACTATGCTGTTCAAGGGAAAACTCAAGGGAACACTTAAGGTGATCCGTGAACTCAATCGCGGTGCAGAGGGCATCGTCTATTTATGCGAAGACGTAGCCGGAGAGAAATTTGCAGCAAAAAGATATTTCAATGACCAGCTTCCATTAATGAATCGTGAGGTATACTTTCATAAAACAATTATGTCGCACGAAAGATTCCTACATCCAGTAGATATTGGATCAATTGATGACAACGAATCAGATACCCATAACAGCTTAATATTTCCATACATAGCCGGTGGCGACGGCTTTAACTTTATAGAATACTTTGCACGATCAGGACACTATGACACAAAAAAAGCACAAGAATTCTTGCTAGAACATTGCATGGAGTTTTGGAAGACGTTGCACATATGCCATGAACGTAACGTCTGTCATTGGGATGTAAAACCAATAAATATCCTCATAGATAACTACGAGGTCTCTGCAAAGAAGAAAAAACATAATATGTTCCTGATAGACTTTGGATTGTCTAGCAGTGCACAGTATATATACAAAACTGCACCTAGCCGGACTTATAGTGCTCCTGAGGTTTTGGCATCAGAAAGAAGAAGACCAATCACCTACCGTTGTGATGTATGGAGTGCCGGCGTATCATGGTTAACGCTCGCTCTTGGACATGAAGGAACGATTACATACGGTTATGGAGACAAATTGAGAAAAGAAGGTTATAAGTTTCTAGAAACTAACATCTATTCAAAAGATAAGCTGATTCCTGGTATGAAAAAGATACTAGAAGCGTCTCTTTCTCCAGATCCTAGGCATCGTGCGTGTGCAGATGAGATATACACTATCTAACTGTCACCTCCTTGAGTTTCCAAAACCATGGAACGCTATACATGAGGTTGACCGGTTGGTTATGCTTGAATCTAGTCCTAATATTATTACTATTCACGTTATCATGCCACCTATAGTAATTGATGAAAACATGTCTTTCATTTTTCTCAAGTTTCCCTTGTTGTATTTTGATGTTTTTTAGGATTCCAAGATTAAGTTTTTCAAAGACAGCTCTGATGTATTGTTCATTCACGCCCTCTTCAATGCGTGGAATGCAAATTGATGGATTATAATCACTTGGTGTTGGTGTTGTCATTGTTATCTACTGTCAATAGATAACAATAATTCGTATCAATTTTTTGTTTGCAATCTCCTGTATTTAATCTATAATTCTTGTAGTGATTCGGCTGTTGCTGTTAGGAGATTATATTATATTATAATTACTCTTTAAACTTTAATTAAAATAGTATTAAAAAGATGAAAATATAATAACTAGCAACTTATATTGGTAGGATGGAAAAATCACGCTTTGCATGCATGCAAAAACCAAAGCAAGCTGGAAAACCAAAGAACAACAAAACGAAGCAAAAGGCAAAGAATACACGCTTTAAGTCAGAAGACTTTCTTAGTGATAATAATGTATTCAAAAAAGCAAATGGTTCAAAAGACAATGTGAAAGATAAAGGAAAAGAGACAAAACCAGATGCAAGCCCATCAACTGGAAGAGAAGATAAAGAAAAGAGGCAGAAGACACATCTGAGGCTATCAAGCGTGCCCTTAAAACTTGATATCACGGCATTAAGCTTTCCTAATCTATTGGAAGATGTGGATACCAAGAAAGAGGTTCAGGTGGCTTGCACAATGAATTACTCTAAAATGGTGAAAAAGACAGAGCCTAAGAAAATAGACAAGACAGACACAAAAATGTTGGACCTAAGCGACAAAGAAAGAGTCCGACGATGGTTGATAAACTATAAGAATGAACGCAGGCGAAGCGATTATTTAGAAGAAGAAGATAAATGTGATTTAATTTGGGCAAATTGGCAGATCCATTACCAAGCAGATAAAAGACAGAGAGAGGAATTAGGAGAAAAATTTTATGAAGTGACAGAAGAAGATAACGACTATGATAGTGATACAAGCAGTGATGACGAGTTTGATGAACGAGAACCGTATGACGACAATTAATGAGTTCAAAATTACCTTAATTTTTGTATAATTGTATTATGGACAGCGAAAATGAAGAAGATTTTTCATGGATATTTGAATACGAACGATTAGAAGAAAAGTATGAGACATTTTACAAGCGTGATGTAACTGCAATTAACGTAAACTTTGTATACGTTAATCTGAAGAATGAGGTATCTGCGATATCAACAAAGCAGTATGATTTCATAAAACCGAACGTTATACCAAAAGACCACCTAGTGAGACTGATAAAGGAAAACATGAGTAAAAACAACACAAACTACAAGATACTATCAGTTCTCAAGTATAATATTGACATTATATTTGAAGATCTGCCCTATATGTTGAGTAAACCAAAAGACTATCCGTTCCTGACGTCCATAGATACGCTTCAAGATATACATTTCAAACCTACAATAGACATGTTTTCAGAGATAAATACGATGTATATTGTGTATTACGAAAAAGACAAAACCGTGCAAAACCGAAGTAATACTAAAAAGATCATATTTAAAGAGTCATCAAAACCTAATCTCAGAAAGACTAAGAGAAAATAACTTAAAGAAATTCAACTAAGGTATGTTAAACATGTCCGCCCTTGGGAACGCTCTTGACTCGCACACCTCTCGCAATGTCGGTTGGAACGGCACTGCGCAACACGCATGGTCGCATGATGAAAAAGAACAGATTGTTCAATTCTTTTCTCAAGTAACCCGAACTGATAAGAATACTGTTCGCACTGTAATGGCTGGACGTCTTGAGAACATTCTCAAGACACTTTCTTGTCATCCAGAAAAAAGTTATACTGAAGCAGGTTCTACTGATAACCTTCTTACCGTTCTTTACCAGATGATCGGACACACTCGTGACATTATTTCTGGTAAAGGCGAGTATGAACTATCATACATGATGATTCACACCTGGAATAAGTTCTTCCCTGAGCTAGCACGTGAGGCTCTTAAGGAGTTTGTAATCTCCAATAATGGCTCTCATCCTTATGGCTCTTGGAAGGACTTGAAGTATATGTGTGGTTATTGTTACGATGTTGACGGCAATGATCAAAATTCCCTTATTAAGTTTAGTTCGGATCTGATGCTTTCTCAGCTGAAGCAGGATATTGACGCTCTTGATTCGGGTGACACGAAGAAAATCTCCCTGTGTGCTCGCTGGGCCCCTCGCGAAAAGACCCACTTTGGATGGCTTTTCAAGATTATGGCTGAGAGCTGCTACAGCCACTGGCTTGATACGGCAAAGAGTGTAGATAAGCGCAATTCTGCACGTCGTAAGGCCTATCAGAGCTTCAGAACTGACTTGGCACGTTTGAACAAGGCCCTTGATACTACTCAGATCAAGCAGTGCTCAAAGGAATATTCTCAGATTGACATCAAGGGTGTCACATCTATTACACTCCGTCGCCAGAACAGGGCCCTTCGTAATGTAGACAAAACTGGTCGTCAACGATCAAGCGATCCTGATCGCGTCAAATGCGCAGAGAACTTCACTGAGTTTATGGCCAAGGCCGTGAAGGGGGAAGCTGTCGTGAAGGGCAAGCGAGTATCTCTGATTGACTTTGTGAAGGATGCACTCAATACACACGACAATGTCGGTAAGGATGTGCTCAACCTACAGTGGCAAGATAATTCCAAGCTCAATGATAAGTTGAAAAATGTGATTGCCATGGTAGATACTTCTGGATCTATGACCATGAACGGCTGTGTTCCTCTTTATTCTGCCCTTGGTCTCGGCTGTCGCATTGCAGAAAAGTCTAGCGTGGGTCGTCGCGTTATGACTTTTAGTGCCAGGCCTACATGGGTTAATCTGGAGTATGAGAAAAAGTTCACCGATATGGTTGCAAAGATCAGGGCGTGCGAATGGGGAATGAACACAAACTTTGGGTCCGCTCTACGACTTATTCTTGATGTGATTGTTCAAAACCGTCTTTCGGTTGAGGATGTAGAGAATATGGTCCTTGTCATCCTATCTGATATGCAGATTGATTGTGCCGAAACAGGCAAGACCATGTTTGAGTTTATTGAACAGGAATATCATGCTGCCGGCATGAAGGTTCACGGCAAACCTTACTCTCTTCCTCACATTGTTTTCTGGAATCTCAATACAACGTCTGGCACGCCTGTATTGTCGTCTACTAAGAATACCTCTATGATGTCTGGATCTTCGCCTGCTCTTCTTCAGCAGTTCTGTGACAACGGTATTGAAGCCCTCAGAGGATTCACCCCATGGAAGAGCATGCTTGACCAGCTTAACAATGAGCGTTACGAGATCCTGAAGAATCATGCCACCAACTATGTCGTGTATGATAAGGTATAAAATAGTAAGCCATAAAAGTTAATAATTAAAAAATTTTCTTTATTATATAATCTAGTATTCAAAAACTTAAATAAATATAATAGTT